ATAATTGTGTTTTAGGCACATTTTTAGAACCCTTTGCTAATTGTGAGGGTTTAATCATTCCACTTCCTAATCCGAATCCGATTGCTCCGCCCATAGTTCTTTTAGGCACACTTTTAAAAGCACTTGCTACATCATCAAAAAATCCCATATTATAATATAAAAAAATATTTTTTTTTAAAAGTGTCTTTTTTTGTAAATATTTATTTAAATTCTTATATATTCGCAAAAAAAGACAAAGGGATTGAAAATCCCAATCACGATTTTTCAAATCGTTAGTTTTAAATTTTACTATAACATTACATCATCTACCCCTCCTATCCACCCTTCACTTCGTTTTGGTTTTGAACCTCTAATTATTTGTGCGAATTGTCCGCTTCCTTTAATATTTTTTATATTAGCTGGTGATTTTGAAGCAGGTGTTTTTAATATTCCTAATTTTCTACCTAATCGTTTTACTCCTTTCATAACTTTACCTGCTCCTGATTTAACACCTCTCATTATTTTTGGTGCTGATGCTTTTATACCTTTTATAATTTTTGGTGCTACTGCTTTAAACATTCTTCCGATGCTACTGAAAAATCCCATTATATTATTAAGTTAGAATTAATTTTTAAAATTATATTTCTTTTTTTTTTATATTCTTTCTGATTATTTGATTTGATTCCTTTTAAAAATTTTCTTCTATTATTTTTAAAAGGACTAAATTTTATAGGAGCAATAACTTCTTTTATATTATCCATTATATAATATAAATTATTTTTTTTATTTTAATCTATCTTATTATATACTGTTTCAGCAATACCCTTACTATGACCCATATCTTCTGCTAATTCTTTTTTTTGTTTTTGTGTTAAATTACCATTATATTTATTTGTTATATAAATACTTCGTAATAAAGATGTTGATATTTTTTTATTAAAATGTTTTTTATAAATTTTATTTAAATATTTGCTGATTCCATTAGCAGTCATAGGAGTATTAGAACTAATATTAACTAATAAATATCCGCTGTTAGTAATCTTCGCCCATTTATTTATCAATTTTCTTAATTCAATATCTTTAACAACAATCTCTTTTTCTCCCTTGTATTTTGCTGTTTTATATTCGTTTAATTGAAAATAAGGCAATCCCTTTTTTCTGATTACAAAATAATTTTTATCTTTGTCTAATTTATCTCCTTCATTTACTATTTTCATTTCAGCAAAATCATTTCTGATTATAGGAAAAGATTTACCTGAATATAAATAATGAACTAAATATTGTTGAATTAAATCTTTTTCTTTATTTGTTAGATTCTCTTTTTCTAATAAAGGTTTTGTATCTTTTTTCATTTTTCTTAATAATTTTAATATTTCACTATAATCTACCCAGTTATCTTTTTGTTTATCAGATTTTTCATTTTCATCATAATTATCATTAATGTTTTCTTGTAATTGTTTTATTTTTTGTTGATATTTTTCTATTAAATCATTATATTTTTTTGTATTACTTTGTAAAATAATTACAACAGCAACTAAATAATTTTTCATAGTATTTTTATTTTTTTCTTCTAATGTTTTTATTACATTATCATAATCTTTTAAAAAATCTAATGACTTAATTTCGTCATTTTTCGTTATAGTTTTATGTAATTTTTTTAGATTTTGTATATAAACCTTTAAAGAATTTTCACTAATATTTGGTCTTTCTTCTTTTATTATAGATTCAATATCCATTATATATTTATAAAATATTTTATTTTTAGTTTTTTAAACATTTTTTAAAATTAATTGATTAAAATTTTTAAACATTCTTTTAAATTTTGGGAGAAATAAATTTATAAATAAAAAATTATGTGGTTTATCAAATACATATTCAAATAATTTATCACCTTCTTTTTTATCTAATGGAGTAAATTCATCTCTTACAACTTCTTTCTCTGCTTTGGTTGAATCAAAGAAAAATATCTGATTTGCTTGACTTCTTATTGTTAAAGGGATACTACTTTTTATTTTTTGTGAAACTATCCATAATGCTACACTACTGTATTTACCTAAAATATGCCTACCATTCATTACTAATTTTCTGAATACTGATAATGCTCTTTTATTAGTATTTATATAATTAATAGCATCATCTAATATTATTAATACTCTATGAGGGTCATCTTCTTCTCCTTCATCTTTTTCAGAATCAATTATATCTTGTAAAATTACAGATAAATCTTCTTTATCTAAATTAATTATTTTATTTTCATCTAAATCTAAATCCATAGTATCACTTGGGGATATATAATAAACACTATTAAATACATTATTATATAAATTATCAGCAGGAGTTCCATTTAATAATGATTTAATTAATGAACTTTTTCCTGATGCTGGTAATCCTATTATAAGAGTTAGATTCACATAATTCAAAAAATCACTTAAATTTTCAGGGCGGTCAGCAGTATTGAATTTTGCTCCACTAACTTCAATATTACTTTCTTTTTCAATAATTTTCATTACTATAATATTTAGATTATTTTTTTATTATATCTTTTGTCCTTTATTTATCATATAATTATATAAATTTTTTCTTTGTTCTTCTCTTGAAAACATATTGCCTTTCTTTGCTAATTCTAATTTTCTATTTTGTGCTGTAATTATATCTGTTGGGTCGTGAATAAAATCAACTATTAAAATTAATGTAAAAGGTATATTATTAAAATCTACTATATTATCGTGATTATCAGAAAATCTTATTTCAATTCTTTTAAAACTACTTGAACTTAATTGATGTTTAAAAGGATTACTTCCTTCATCAAAATATAAAATTGAATTAGGAGATAAATCAACAGGTATAATTAATAGTTCTCCACCATTAATAGCTCCTATTGTAGATTGAATATTATCTCCTACTAAATTACTTTTAATATGTAATGAATCTAATCCATCAGCTAAATCTACTACATAATCCGATGTTGCTTTTGCTGTTGTTGTAAATGTTTTATCTGATTCATCAAATCCTAAAACTCTTATTAATGATATATTTTTATTTGTTCCTGTTGAAAATAATATTTTACTTGAAATTGCGTTTGTTCCACTTTTAATTAAAAATGAAACTTTACTTGTATTATCATCATAAGTAATTTCATAAACAAAATCATAAGTAGAAGCATTTTCCATTAATGTTTTTATTTCTGATAATAATGCTGATATATTATAATTTCCATCAGGGACATTTACAGCATAAGTATTTGAACCTGCTGAACTTGTTTCTGTTATATCTAAAAATGTGTTTCTTTGACCTGCTGATATACAATAAAAACTAAAAGGGATAAATGCTTTTTTTAAATATAATAATATTTTTTCATCTTTTCTTGCTGTAATTTCTTTATCTAAATCAAAATATTTATATCCATCTTTATCTCCTATTTGCCTACCTCTTTTTGAATTTAAAATAATTTCTATTGATTGTCTTTCAATATATCTTCCACCTATAACTGATGAACTCATATTATATAATAATAATATATTTTTTAAAGTGTCTTTTTTTGTAATAATAACCAATTAAATCTTATATATTCACAATTTAAGACACTAATCTAAATCTTGTTCTCTTTCTCCACCCATACTCGCCATCCTATCTGTTCCTGCTCCTGCTTCAAATCTGCTTCTTGCTCCTAATTGTTGTTCTAAATTATCAGAGAATCTATTTACTAAATCATCAGCATTTCCATATTCTTCATTTGCTTCTTGTCTTAATCTACTTCTCATATTATCTAAATCACTTACACTTACACCTGAACCTGCTAAATTTTGTTCTCTTGTTAATCCTCCACCTTGTTCTTGTTCTAAATTTCCTACTCGTTGTCTTGCTTCTCGTTCTGCTTCTCTGATTCTAAATTCAGATGCTCTTTGTGTTTCAGTTCGCATTTGAGTTTTTAAATTTTCTGTTGCTTGTCTTGCTTGTTGTCTTAATTCTGTAAGTCTTCTTGAATCTTCTTGATTTTGTCTTAATCTTTCTGATATATCTTGACTTGAATCTAATCCTTCTCTATTTAATTCTGAATTTGCTCCTAATGCTCTTGAAACTCCTGCTCCTGCTATATTCCCTGCTACATTTGCTAAATTTCTTGCTTCGCCTTGTTCTATTAATCTATTTTCATTATTTCTTCCTGCTATTCTTTGTTGTAATCTTCTAACAATACCTCCACCTGCTAATGCTCCTAATGCTAATGATGCTGGTGCTACATAATTTCCTAATAAATTATTATACATATTAATTAATCCTAAATTACCTTCAACTATTCTCGGCATTTGTGGAGGTTCAGGTCTTTCATTAGAATCTCCTCTAACATTTCTTAATGCTTCACCTGCTAATCCACTCATTACAGAATCATCTACATTTTGAGGTTGTGGTTGTTGTGGTGCTGGTTCAGGATTTCGCTGTGGTGGAGGTTCATCTAAATTTATAGGATTTTCTTGTGCTGGTCTATTTCTATTTAAAAATCTTCTGATATAATCATAGGTTTTTTTTGCTGATTGATACATTCCTATAATACTTGTGAATGAAGGTAATTCTTGTTGAATATCATTAGCGAATCCTTTTGTTTTAGAATATAATGATTTAATATCATCTACTTGTAGTGTTCCATTATTATATTTATCTTGTAAATTACTAAAATCAACTTTAATTTCTCTATATGTATCCGCTAAATCTTGTTTGTTTTCTTTTTTTTGTTTATTAATAATATTTTGTTTATTTAATCTTGTTTGAATTGTTCCTGTTGTTGCTGGTGTTAATGGTTGAGAACCTTTACCTCCCATTAGTGCTATTAATCTTGCTAAATCTTGTTGTGAATTTGCTTGATTAACTTTTGTTCTTATATCATCTTGTATTTTTTTAAAATCTTTTGGATTTTTGATTCTTTTTTTTCTATCCTTTAAATATTTTGCTGTTAATGTTTTTAATTTTTTTTTTAATTTTTCAATTTCTTTTTTGTCTTTTTCGGTTTTCTTTTTTTTAACAACCATTATATTATTATTAAATAAAAAAAAAATTTTACTAAATAATTTATCTAATAGCACTTCCTAATTTTCTTGCTAATTTTTTTACTGAACCTTTTACTGACCCTGTTAATTTTTTAGCACCTTTACTTGCTAATCCCATAGGCACTAATGATAATCCTGCGAATGATGTATCTAAAATTGTGTCTAAATCTCCTCCTCTTAATTTCTTTTGTTTTTCAGGCGACCCTGCTAATTCTTCTAAATAACCTATACCACTTACAGGGGCTAATGCTATATCAGTTATAAGACTTTGTGGAGATAAAAACCCAGCACCTCCCATTTTTTTAGCTAATGGGTCTTTGGATTTTATAAACTCTGCTGGTTTTTGTAATCCCCTGCCTACAATTCTTAATCCTTTCTGAAAACCTTTTTTAAAACCACTTCCGAATTGTTTTTTAACTCCTTTACCTATTTTAGTTGCTCCCCTTTTAATTCCTTTTGCTAATTTTTTAAATGGACTACTTACAGAACTTATTATAGAATCAAAAAATCCCATATATAATATTATTAAATAAAAAAAAAATAAATGTCTTTTTTTGTGATTATATAAGATATTAATTTAATCTATACAAATTAAGACATTTTTAAAATTTTTACATTTTTTACTTTGTCTATGTCTGTTTAAACTTTGATTAGTTATATATTCTCCACAATTAGGACAACAGGATTTTTTATGTCTTTTAGATAAAATAGATTCTCTATTTTTATAATAATAAATTTTATTATATAATTTAGTTTCTGATTCTAATCTTATAGGACATAATTGATTAATATTATTTTGAAATTTATCTATATAATCTCTTTCTCTAAATTTTAATTGTTCTTTTGTATTAAAACATTTTTCTAATTCTATAATTTTTAGATTATTAATATTATTTTTAAAGTGTTCTATTTTTTTTGAATTATGTCTTTCATTTTTAATATCGTATTTATGTTCTGATAATCTATGTCTTAATTCTCTTCTTGTTGAACCTATATAAAATATATCATCATCTTCATTAATACATAATTTATATATATATCCTGTTTTATTGTCGTCAATATTATTTCCCATTAATATATAAATTATATTTTAATTTGGTTTTTAACGCAAAAAAAAACTAAATATCCCTTTAAATAGGCATAATAACCTAAATATGACTATTTAAAGACATAAAAATTAATTTTTATGTTTGTTTTTAAGCACTTTTAGTTTATTATGCTTGTTTTTAATCATTTTTAGATTTATAATCCTTATATATATATTGGATATAAACCATTTAAAGAGATGATGTTATATATATATATACTAATGAGTTCTCAACCAGTTCAACTGTTTAGCGTAAGCGAATATTATATTGGAACTCGTAGAGAATATACATATAGATATACTTTATGTCCTGATATAACAATACATTTTATCGTATATGGAGAAACAGCGAAATTTGTAGATATGGGTTATTGGGAAACATCATCTAATAGAGTTGGTAATATTTTTGAAGTTCAAAAAAAATGTAAAAAAATTATAGATGATTCTTATGGTAATATAATTAAAATTAATCAAAATATATGGATTCAATTTAGAGGTGATAATACAATTAACTTGTTTGATACAAATAGACTTATCTGTGATGGAGAAATGAATTATGTTGATACAATAGAAGAAGAATCTATTAATATGGATGATTGTGATGCTATTAAAATAGATTAAATAAATTATTTTTTTTTATCTACTATTACTGCTGTTGTAGCTCCTGCTACTGCTGATGAACCTAATCCTAATCCTACTTTGCCTAATGTTGATAATGATTTATCTACTGCTATATTTTCAGCACCTTCTCTTGCTACACGCTGTATTAGATTCTTTGAATTAGTGCCTAATTTATTAGCATTTCTTCCAATCCAACTCCCCCAACTTTCATTTTTTCTTGCGTTTTTTAATAATGTATTTAATGCTTTATTTACTTTTGCTTTTTTTACAACATTAACTAATGATTTACTTAATCTTTCTGCTGAATCTTGACTTAATGCTTTTTGTCCTGCTTGTTTTAATTGATTATTAATTACTCTTGATACATTTGTTATTCTATCTTTTAAGGGCATATTCTTAAATGCTCTTGATAATTGTTTTCCTCTTGATATTGCCGATGGTAATTCTTTTATTTGTGCTACACCTTTTTTAACTCCTCTTACTGCTTTAACACCTTGTCTTTTAATTCCTTTAACAATTTTTCCAGCAGAACCTTTTAATCCTTTTATAGCACCTTTGCCTAAATTTTTTATAAGACCTCCTTTTAAAATACTTCCTGCTAATGAACTTAAAAATCCCATTATATATATTATGTTATATTTTTTTTTATTTTCCTACTTTTTTCATCGCTCTATTATGTGCTTGTTGAAAACAAAATCCTTTCTTCATATCTTTTTTCATTTCTTCTAAATGTTTTTTAGTATGATGTTTAGAATGTTCTTTTAACAATCTTTTCTGAACTACTGATAAATCTTTTTTTTTCTTATATAATGGTTTAGAATCTGCTTTTTCATTTTTTTTCATTATATATTTTATTAAAATATTTTTTATTGGAATCTTCTCTTATATGGAAAATTTCTTGATATTACTATTTGTCCTTTTACATTTGCTACATTAACTCGTGGTTGAGTTATATATCCTTGATTACCTATTGCTCCTGAAACTAATGATTGTAAATTTTGTCTTCTTTTATTTTTCATATTATAATATTAAATATATTTTTTTTTTAAAAGTGTCTTTTTTTGCGAATATATATAAAAAAAAATATTTATTTACAAAATAAGACAATTAATTAATTATTTATTTAACAGAATACATTCTTCCATCAATAGTGAAATGAATACTCATATCAATTGAAGTAAAGAAATCTAATCTGTATGCTCCGTCTGTTGTTCCATCGTGTCCTATTTGAGGTCTGTATGTAAGTTGTCCGACAGTTGTTAAATTCATACCTGAATATACCGATGGATTTGTAGCACTATTAAAATCTTCTAATACTAATCCTGAAACAT